GAGACTGGAGAGCTATGGATAGGAGGGCTAGTGGAGGAAAAGTAGATGCATTATCCAGATTAAGAGAATATTTTGGTAGAGACGCTATTTATACTGGAACAGGATTAGGGGGTGGTCCTGATGCTCATACTGTAGTAGCAGAATTAGCTCATGCAGTTCAATGGGAAGACCCTAAAAAATGGACTAAACATGATTCAAGATTAGACTTATATAAAGATAAATTAGCAGAGATAAAAAGAAAAAAAGAAGATCCAGATTATGATCCATATAAAGATGTTAGTTCTGATGAAGGTTATACACATGATATAATAGCTCCAAGATTATATCAACACTTGCGTGAAGCTGGATATAGTCGGAAATGGTAAATATAAATTCTCAAAATGTTTCAGAAGCAGAAGAAGTATTTAGATTAGCAAGTAAAGACTTAATATCATTCGGCAAGCTGTTCCTTCCAGACGACTTTACCCGTAGTGAAACTCCTCCCTTCCACTATGAAGTCTCTGATTCCATAGATAATAAAGAGGTTAAGCAGCTTGCCATTATTCTTCCTCGTGGTCATGGTAAGACTGTATTAACTAAAGCATCAGTCTTGAAAGACTTTGTATTCTGTCCTAAAGATGATATGTTATTTTACGCTTGGGTATCTGCTACCCAGAAATTATCAGTAGGTAATATGGATTATATAAAACATCACCTTGAGTACAATGAAAGGTTTTTATACTACTTTGGTAAAATGAGAGGACCTAAGTGGACAGAAGAAGACATAGAGCTTACTAATGGATGCAAACTTATATCTAAGTCTAATGTAGCAGGTATTCGTGGAGGAGCTAAACTTCATAAGCGATATGATTTAATTATTCTTGATGACTTTGAACATGAGGCAAATACTATTACAAGAGATGCTCGTGATAAGAATGCTAACCTTGTAACTGCTGTTGTCTACCCTGCTATCGAACCTCATACTGGGAGATTAAGAGTAAATGGTACTCCTGTGCATTATGACTCTTTTATCAATAATCTCTTGATCAACCATGAGAGAGCTAAGTCAGATGGAAAAGATTTCGCATGGAAGTTAATAACATATAAAGCTGTTACTAAATCAGGTGAATCATTATGGTCTTCTTGGTTCCCTAAATATAAACTTGAAGAAAAGAAGAAGTTCTATCAAGATTCTGGTCAGCCTTCTAAGTTTTATCAAGAATATATGATGGAAGTTCAGAGCGCTGAAGATGCTTTATGGACTAGAGATCATGTTAAGTATTGGAAGGGATATTATGATTATGATGCTGATGAGAATCAAAGTTATCTTGTTATTGAAAGTGAGAGATTCCCTGTTAATTGCTTTGTAGGATGCGATCCTGCTACAGATATTGATACAAAAGAATCAGACTTCTCTGTGATAATGTCTATAGCTATAGATAATGAGAATAATCTTTATGTTCTTGAGTACGAAAGACATAGAAGTATACCTACAATCGGGGCTAAGAATCCAGAGAATGAGATAATAGACCGTAAAGGGGTTGTAGACTATATATTAGAAATGCATCAGAAATATCATTGTATATCATCTACAGTAGAAGATGTAGCTATGAATAGAAGTGTATTTCAGGCATTAAACGATGAACGCAGGAGACTAAATAAGTTCGATGTAGCTGTTATTCCTGAGAAACCGGGAGGTAGACAGAAGATAAATCGCATATATAGTGGTCTTTCAGGTAGATTTAGCATGGGTACGGTGCATTTAAGGGAAAATATGTTTGATTTAGTGAACGAAATTGTTACTTTTGGACCGAGAATGGCTCATGATGACACTATAGAAGCACTTTTTTACGCAAATTTGCATGCATTCCCTACAAGTATGAGTAAAAATGATGAAAAAGGTCATTGGTTTAAGCCAAAACGTAAAGTTAAGAGTTGGATAGTAGCATAGGAGTCAATTATGCCAAAAGTAGGTAAGAAGATAGTTAGGTCTGTTAAAAAAGCTAAGAAGCTTGCGAAAAAAACTGGTAAGAAAATGGTTAGAACAAAGAAGAGATACTAATGCCTAGATTCGGAAAGAGAAGTCGGGAACGACTAAAAGGCGTAGACGCTAAATTAGTTAATGTCTTAAATGAACTCATAAAGATAATGGATGTTACCATTATTGAAGGGTTGAGAAGTAAACAGCGTCAAGTTGAGCTTCTTCAAAAAGGAGCTACAAAAGTTAAATATAGTAAACATATGGATGGAAAAGCTGTTGACCTTGCTCCGTATCCTATTGATTGGGATGATCGTGAAAGGTTTCATTATATGGGTGGTATGCTTCGTGGTATAGGTCAACAAATGGGTATTAATATTCGCTGGGGTGGAGACTGGGATTCTGATGGTGAAATTAAAGATAATAGTTTTGATGATTTAGTTCATGTAGAGATAAAAGATTAATGGCGAATACAGAAGATAATCTAATAGGGATGTGGAAGTCTGATGAACGTAGGACTCTTTTGGATATGGGAACAAAAGGTAAATTCAAGACTTCAAAGGATTTACCTCCATTATCTACTACAGGCAAAGTAACTTCAGAAAATCTTAAATGGATTTACGATAGATTCTTTGGAGAAAAGGATGTAGAGTTTAAAGGTGGTCCAGGGTCTATTCTTGAAGCGGTGTCTCCCGCTGGGATAGTTAGTAGAGCTAATACTGCTAGTAAGATGTTTTCTGGTTGGGGTGATAATTTAACATCTTATATAAGTACACTTAGTAAAAAGAAAGGCAATCGATTAAAAGGAGTTTTGAAGAGGGCCTTTGATGACTTATATGGAGCGATTGACAGCGGAGATATAAAGCAGGTTCAGCAATCACTTTTTAAAATAAATAAAGATAATGATTTACATAAGTTTGTTAAAGTACCTGAGATTACTACCGAAGGGATAGCAGGAGGAGCTGCAAGACAAGCTCAAAAGGTGAAGGGTGCAACTCTTATTAAATCAAGACAAACTGTAAACAAGCAAAGTCGTGATTTAGCTAATGAACGAAGGATTAGGGAATATCAAAAAATAATTGATAAAGGTCTACAAAGAGGATCAAGGAGATCAGGTATAAAATAATGATTATATTAGTTCCTGTGTTAGGGTATATAAGAAAAGATTATGGTAATCATAGAGAATATCCACATGGTAAATATAAATTTCGCAAGAAAGAAAGAATTGATTCTAATTTTAACATAAGTTTTAAATATATAAAATTCTATGGCTAGAAAAACAAATAAAACAAGAGCTCAAAAGAATAAGCAACTTTGGGATAGAGCTAATACATCATATAGGTCTAAGTGGCAAACAGCTTCTCAGAAAGGATATGATTTTTATCTTGATGAGCAATTAACTAAAAATGAATTAGAGGCTCTACAAGAATCAGGTATGCCAACATTCACGATAAATAGGGTAACTCCTATTATAGAGATTATGAAGTATTTTGTGACTGCTAATAATCCAAGATGGAAAGCAGTAGGCGTCACAGGAGATGATACTGATATAGCTCAGGTCCATTCTGATATTGCTGACTATTCTTGGCATCTATCGAATGGTAAGTCAATATATAGTCAAGTAGTATTAGATAGTCTTACAAAAGGCATCGGATACTTTATGATAGATGTAGATGCTGATCAAGATCGTGGGATGGGTGAAGTAATATTTAGTAGGATTGATCCTTATGATGTCTATGTAGACCCTTCAAGTAGGGATTTCTTATTTAGAGATGCTTCATTTATAACTGTAAGAAAGAATTTAACAAGAACTCAGTTGATGAATATGTTTCCTGAGTTTAAGTCTCGTATCAAATCTGCATCTGGAAATTCTGATGTTGTTACATATTCTCAAAGAGATATTGATAGTTCTATATCTATACAGGCTGAAGACATAACAATGGGAATAAATCCTGAGGGTGAGGATGATGATATACTACCATATTATGAGACATATACTAAGATAAAGAAAGCCTATAGGAATGTTTTTATAAGAGTTGAACCATCTCCTCAGGAAATGGATGCTATCAAAGCTGAAGTTGAAGAAAAGATGCAGGATTTTCAGCAAGAAATAGAAGTTTCATTAAAAGAAAAAGCGATACAAATACAAGAAGCTGTAGAAGCTGGTGAAATAATACCTGAAAGAGCTCAACTTGAATTAGATAGAGCTCAGAAAATGGCTGCTCAAGCTGCTGAAGAACAAAAACTTCAGTTACTGTCAGAAGCTCAGGATAAAGCTACTATAATTGATCAGCAAATAATGACAGAAGAGAGTTATAAAGCTTTAAGTGAGAGTGAAGGTATTGTAGACGCTATACCATTCTTTGAAGATAGAATACAATTAACTTGTACTGTATCTGATGATGTATTCCTATACGAGAGGATGTTGGATATTGTTGAATACCCTATTGTTCCTATTCCTTATATGTATACAGGGACTCCATATCCGATGAGTGCTGTAACACCTATGATTGGTAAGCAGCAAGAGATTAATAAAGCTCATCAGATAATGTTACATAATGCTAATTTAGCATCTAATTTGAGATGGATGTATGAAGAAGGTTCTGTACCTGAAGAGGAATGGGAGAGATATTCATCAGCTCCCGGTGCTTTATTAAAGTACAGACAGGGCTTTGAAAAACCAACTCCTATATTGCCAGCTCCAATTAATAATGCTTTTTATACTGTAGTACAAGAAGGAAAAGCAGATGCTGAGTATATAGCAGGTGTACCTTCAGCTATGATGGGATTTACTCAAGATCAGCCTGAAACATACAGAGGTTTACTTGCAAATGACGAGTTTGGTACTAGGAGATTAAAAGCTTGGATGAGTTCTATTGTAGAGCCTTCTCTTGAGCATCTTGGTAAATGTTTCCAAATGATGGCTCAGAATCATTATTCAGTAGAGAAAGTATTTAGAATTGTACAGCCTGAAGCAGGTCAAAGACCAGATGAAGAAAAAGAATCAAGAATAAATATCCCTATTTACAATGATTATGGTGAAGTAATTAGTTTGTATAAAGATTATGCTAACGCAAGATTTGATGTTAGGTTAGTTGCAGGTGCTACAATGCCTGTGAATAGATGGGCACTACTTGAAGAATATTTCAGATGGTTCCAGGCTGGATTAATTGATGATATTGCAATGATAGGTGAGACAGATATAAGAAATAAGAAATCTATTGTAGAAAGAAAGTCTATGTACGCTCAGATGCAACAACAAATGTCATCTATGGAAGAAGCTTTGAAAGATAGAGAAGGAACTATTGAGACTCTTGAACGTCAATTAGTGCAAGCAGGTATTAAGATGAAGGTTGGAGATGCTGCTAATGAAGTTCGTAAAGATGTTTTAGAGACA